TAAAAGTTTTTACTTTTATCAAAGTCATCATAATATGGGTTAATATTTAAGTCTGTTTTTTGTGCCATCTTTTTTTAGAATTCCAGAATGATTTTAACGTCTTCTTTTTGCCTAGAGTCTCTTTGAACTTCGGGTCGATTGTCGATGTAAATTATATCCCCTGTCTTTTTATTTATCTCAGGATTTGCAAGTCCATTTTCAAAATTAACTCCTAAATTAATTTGTTTAGAGTTAATTGTCACCACACTACCATTGAAACTTGTGTCTATAGTTCCGGTACTTAAAGAAGCAATAGCAGTACTAAATCCTACAATAGCAGAGGTCAAATTATTGTGTGTTTGATCTAGTTTATTACCAAAACATAAAGATCTATCTTGATAATATTTTACAATGTTAGTTTCTTTATCGTAAGAAGCTACATATCCTTTTGCAACTGTTGTAACATTGTTAGTGGTTACAGTTTGTGTTAAAAGGTCTCCGACATTAAGTGTCACTTCACTAGTTAATTTAATAGCAAAAAGTGATGAAAATTCGTTACCAGAGAAAGTCGTTCCTTCTCCAAAAGTCTGTGGATTTTTTATAACACCAACTTGAGCAAATTTTGTGTCTATAGGAAAATCTTTAGTCGAATCATCAAATCTAGCATATAATAATACTTTATCGGTTCCTAATTCTGTGTAAATATCGTGACCATGACCCTTAGAAGGAGGAATAATTGGAATCAATTTTGAACCACTTCCAGATGTCCCACTCAAATCAATAGTTCCGTAAGTATATCCCTTTCCTCCTGTTGTCACTGTTACATTGGTTATCTTATTATTAGTCGTTTCTATACTTACTCTTCCTCCAGTTCCATCACCTACAATATCAGCAGAAAATGGTTCATCTTGATATCCATCCCCACCATTTTCAATATATATCGTTTGAATTTGATTATCATTATTGTCGGAATTTCCACCATCTCTGATTATTTGAATATCAGAATCTGTTGTAGTTGCCCAATCATTCGGAACAACAATAAATTCTGTAGAATCAAATTTAATAACATCTGCTGGTGATATTGTAAACAAATACTTCCACTTATATCCATCACTCAGTGTGGCGGCTTGCGTCCCAGTATGTGTTGGTTTTTCAGTTGATCTTTGAACAGTAGGTGATAATCCTGAACTTCCATTATCAAGGCAGATATAAACCTTAAACTCATCAGTAATTACATAATATTCTGCGGAATATAATGTTAAAGCCTTATTAACTGGGGAAGGATTACCTTGTCCATAATCATGCCTATACATATCAAAGGGATTATTTTTAACCCAATCTATCCTTCTTACAACTCTTCTAGCATTTTCTGCAGTAATTTTTCTACCAAATAAACTAGTATCTCTATAATGAGACAAATATTGTAGATTATCTACAGGATTATTGGTTGTACTGGTATTCCAATTAGAAGTTCTACCAAAACCAACAGATGTTGGATTTGATAATCCCAGAAAAGCATAATAAGAATTATTACTGATAGACTCTACAAAAGAACCAGCATTCAATATTCTAAATTGATCTGTTACGAATGCAGCCATATTGATAGTTTTTTAGATATTTATACGATATATTTAAAGTTCTCTTTTAGGAAGAGCACCAGTTTTTCTAATTCCAATACCTCTTCTTTGAATTGTTGGATATGTTGACAATCCAGAAATAATATTTTCAGTAACACCAATAGATATTGGATTTGAAGATCTTGTTCCACCTGACAATTTACCCCAGGAGTATCTTCCAACAAGATCATTTGGATAACTTCCGGTAGTGGCAATTCCAACAGTATTTACATCAGAGTGTACATAGCAAGTTATAACTCCTACATGTACGTTTGTTATCAATTGGGTAGAACTCCAATCAGCAATATAATAAATGCTATCTAAACACGTAGTTCCGATACCAATAACGTTGGAATCTGAACCACTAATATCAATTGCAGTTACTCCATTACCAACATTAGTTTCATTAATGTAAATAGGATATCCTGTTTCTATACCACTGAGTGTCGAATCAGTATCTATAATCGAGAATGTGATAGATAATGGATCAGATCCACCTCCAGTTACCCCGATTCCAGTAACAATTCCAGAAGCACCACTTATAACACTAAATCCTGTGATATTTTCAACCAATCCAGTTGTAAACCCTGTTGTTGAAATTCCATTTATAACTAAAGCATTGCATGGTGTAGAACCATCTGGATATGGTTTATCAGGTGCTTCTTCATTATTTCTAATGTCTTCGAATTCAAATAGTGTTACATTATCAACAAATACTTCACTATCAGTTATTGATACATTTTTAATAATTTTTGCGGTTGGGAAAATTAAAGGTTCTATTGAATCTCTAGTTTTAGATATAAACTCACCATTAATTTTTTTACCTATTTTTTGTTTAGTCCATGAAACTGGTTTTTGATTTTGATCATCAACTCCAATACCAGCATAACGATTAGTTTCAACTGTATCAGAAGTCGTTAAATCATAAACTGTTCTCTGTTCTTGTCTTATCGTATTTGAAATAGTATTGTTACTATTGACTTGAACAATATCACCAGGTTCTATGGTTGGTTTGACATTATCATTTATTATGGCATCTGCACCTTTAAGACCCTTATAGTAATAAATTTCAACTTCATCTTCAGGTAAAGGTGCTTTTGTAAATACAAAGGAGGTTCCACCTTCAAATACGTAGTTGGTTATAGGTTCTTGAAGAATGCCGTTTATGAAAATTATCAGCACATTATTAATATTATTTTTAATTGGTTCTCCCTCAATAGCTTCGAAACTGAGAAGTTCACTATTATAATTGAGTGGGAATCTGGTTCTAAGTCCATCTTGAAGTTGACTGATAGAATCAATATAGTCAAGTTCTCCAAATTCCCAAGCAGCAAAGTTGTCAGAATATGTTTCGAGTACGGTAAGTTCAAAATTGGATATTGGAGAGGATAACCTAGAATCCGTAACTAAACCAACTGGTTTAAATACATCACCTTTTTGGAATGCATATCCTGATCTTGAAATTTTAAACTCTGTTACTTCAAAATGAGTAGATCCTATTCCTACACTTGTAGAAGATCCACCAACTTTGACATCTAATAATAATCCAATTCCCGCATCTGTTGTTGCTCCAATTCCAAGTCTAGAAACTCCAGTAACAGGGAGGTTTTTATATGATGGATCGGAAACAAATATTTGTGGGTTTGTATATCCAGTGCCACCACCAACAACATTAAAAGATAAAGTTCCACCTGCACCAACATTTGAAGTTGCTGTTATTACTGCTGCCGTTCCTGAGTGACCTTCCTCAAAAACAGTTACTCCAATAGAAACTAATCCATTATATCCAGATCCAAGATTATCGGTGGTTCCTAATCCAACAGATATAATAGATCCACCACTTACTACAGCAGTTACGGAAGCACCTACAAGTGGTGCAAATCCAAGTCCAGGAGTAGATCCAAGTGAAACTATAATTCCACCTCTTGGAGTTTCATTGAGGTTAATATCAGTATCAGAGGTTACAAATTCAAGAGGATCTGACTTTGGTTTTGTTATTCCAGAAAACTCTACAGTTGTTATTCCTGCAGAACTATTCTCATTAATTTCATAATTGAATATAGTAGGATTATTTGCAGTCTTTGGTGACTGATAGATACTATTAACAAAGACAAGACCACTTCCACCTTCAGTTCCAATACCAGTAGTATTTGCTCCACCAACAGTTAATGTAAATGTTCTTCCTATTCCTGTAAATTGATCAGATATATTATCATAAACTTTATTAATATCCCGTAAGTTATTATTATTATCAACAATAGATTTTAAGAATGTTCTTCCGGTAAATGAAGATGTTTCAAAATCTAAATTAGATTTAGTTCTATCGATTTGAGGATTTCCTCTAGGTGCTTCTGCAAAATGAATTTCATCCTCTACAATGTCAAATGATCCTTTATAAATTCTTGCCACAGTAGAGTCTGAGTGAGATGCTGCAGAAGATCCAACAAATCCCCTATTAACTTCGACGAGATTTATACTTCCACTATTAGTAATTGGACCAATATTTGTAGTTCCAAGTCCAACATTAACTATGCCCATAAACTCATTATCAATATACAATATGTCTTGTATATTGATTGTTGAAATTCCACTTAAAGAAACAAAGGTAGTGCTAACTCCTAGTGTACCTCCAATATTTCCTGATAAAGTATGAGTTATTCCAGTATGTGCAATTGGATATTGAACCAATTCATCAACGGTAATAATACACTTGGAATTTTTCTTCTTCATAGTAAATTTATGAGCATTTCCTTCTCCTAAAGAAGTAAATGTTGTTCCAATTCCACTTATTGCATCTGAAATTGATGTTGAAACTTTAAAAGTATCTTCAGTAAGTTTAATAGCATATACCGAACTTGGTAAAAGATCAGTAGCACTTGTCATCATAGCACTAGTGCCAACACCAACGATTGTGGAGTTTGGAGTATAAATTAATTCTTCACCAGTATAGAAGAAATGATCTTCAATAGTAAATATTCCAGTGGTTGCTGCTAAGGATACTGAATTTGGATTAAATTGTTTTGAGAAGATTGGTATATTGTTTGAGGTCAGTTTAAAGTTCTTTCTATTAATTCTTTCACCATTAATTGCATTGTAGAATTTTTCATCAATACTTTCAGTAATAGATCCATATGTTAAATCATTGTAGTTGTTAAGAATATCTGTTCCGGTATACAATGATTTACTGAAGATTTCAATATCAGTTTGCTGAGTTTGATCATCTGGATAAAACTTCAATATCAAATTACTACCAGAGACTTCTCCACCAAATGTTCCGATACCAGATAAAGTGTCTAAAGTATTTTCGGTAGAATCTACTGAGAGTAAAGGTAACTGCTGAGTATAAACATCAGTTCCATCAAAAATCATCATGACTTGATGAAGTGCTTTACTAGAACCTATACTGACTTGTACTACAGATTTTGATGCATTGAATAATGTCTTATCTAAAGTATGAATAGTTGTGGATGCTAAAGAAACGGTGGTTTGGAAATCGGATTGATAAATTGCACTTCTTTCCTGTCCATCTGATTGATCATTAGATTTAAATCTAAATGTTCCTGCTCCAGTTGGGTTAGTTGTTCCAAATCCAACAATACTCGTTTTTATCTTAAGTTGATTAGGAGAAGTGTTTTCATGCACTAATGATAAAACTCCACCTCCTAAGTCAGTACAAGTGAATATACCAATTTGATTTCCTGATGTGCTCTTCAATTCATTATCAATATAGTATTCGGACATGAAAGTATTTGTGCCATCATGTGCGATATACAATCTCACATAATTCATATTATTCGTATCAGTTTCAATTATTTGTGCATTAACATAAAGAGATTCAAAATTGCTAGAATTTAATGAAATGATTGTAGTTGATCCTATACCAACAGAAGTGTTTTCTAAAATTATAGATCCAGTTAAATCTACAAATCCAACAGATAATGTTCCTACACCAGCAGTATTTGAATTAAAAGTTTGTTTAATTAATTTAATATTGTAGTTTGTTTCAAAAGCATCAACAGGAACAAATCTTAAGAAAGTTTCATTAAATTCATTTTCAAATAAATCAAAGGATCCATATGAAGTATTTGAATTTTGTAGAGATTCATTTTCAACAATGACACTTTCCTTTCCAGTACTTAATGTAGTTACATCTGTTAATTGTACTTGACTGCCATCTTCACTGACAACTCTAAACAGATAATTATTATATAATGCATCATCAGTTTCTTCTATCAATAAGAATTCAGTATTTTCATCTTCAAAATTTGAGAACTGATTACTGATATCATCAATACTTAATACGTTGAGATTTTTTAAATCGGTATAATTGGTTAATCTCTTATTTTGGAATCTCAAGAACTTCGATTTTTCATTAACAATCTCACTATCAACAACATTATCAAAGTTATTAATAGTATCTACTCTCTTTTGATCAATTACATCATAAACAATGGTAAATCCATCACTAGATTTTGCTAATCCTGCATTAACAGATGAAGATACTTGAGTGTCTGCAAAGTTCTTTAATCCACTAGTATGAACTAAGTTTTCTACAGGAGATTGTTGATCTTTGTATGTTACTGAACTTTTTATCGAATATGAAAGATTTTGATAATAATTATTATCTGAAGTGACTTGATAATCTTCACTTAATTTTCCTGTTTCAGTATCCCATCCAATATTTTGTAAGTTAGAATAACTTACATCAAAAACTGCCTCATTAGCAGTTAATTTTTCTATAGTAGCAATATTACCAGATGCGGTTCCAGTAATAATTTCTCCAACAGATAATTCATATAGTCCAGAAACTTTTAATTGATTTCCATTACTTTCTACAACTGTCAAACCTATAAGTTGATTATTTGAGGATAAGGTTTCTCCAACTAAGAATGTAGATTGTTTCTGGGTTAGTTTAAAGGATGGGTAATCATTTTCATTAATTAAAACTCCACTAAAATCTTGAACAGTCTTTGCAATACCAGGGTTTGTAGTTAATCCGGATATATCAAATGTTACTTTATTATTAACACTATCCGGAGGACTATTATCATAATTGCTTACCCTGAAGAATTTAAATCCATAATCTTCTGAATTAAATCCTTCACCATCACTGCCGAGTTTTTGAATTCCTTCAACATATACAAGATCACCTACTGCAAATGGTTCAACTGCAAAGGATCCACTAGATGGTGTCGATATAAAGCATGTAAATATGCCAATATTTGAAGATTCTACTTTAACAACAGCAACTCCATTTGTATTATTAGTAGTAAAGATTTCTGTACCATTATCAGGCAGTCCCTTTGGAGAAACTTTAATATCTACGGAGGAAACAGAAGATCCTGTTATATTTGCATTCAATAAACCAGAATTAATAACATTTCTTGTGGTGGAATCTACAAGAGTTAATATTGGAGTTTCAGTATATCCATCTCCACCATTTAAAATTGTCAGAGTGTCTATGGTATTAGAGTCTTTTAATGTTAAATTTGGAGATGCACTAACTTCAGGTCTTAGTGTTTTATCTGAAGAATAAGTAAATCTATTATTTAAAATTCTTTGTTCTTTTACTAAACCAAGTGCACTTGATTCTAAGTTAACAATTAAATCAGAACCAGAAACAGAATTTGTAGATTTTAGAATTGGAATTTCTTTATATCCAGATCCAAAAGATAAAACACTTAGTGATTTAACAGATCCAGTTGTAGAAATTGATGTTGTAGAATATTCTAGAGTATCGCAATCAGTAGAGATATACGAAGATCTCTCGGGTTTTTTATCAATATTTAAATTGAAAGTTGTTGTTCCTACGCCACTTATACTATAAGTATTGTTATAAACACTGGCATTATATCGAATACTGGAATTTTTCTGAACATCAGTATCTGGATTTAATATTACTCCATTTTTTTCCAGATTGTAATATAATTCCTCTGGAACTGCAGAATCATATTCTAAAGTCAGTGTTGCAGTAGTTCCAAGTCCGACAGTACCTACTCCGGATAAATTAAATGAAGTTTTAGATCCTGTGGATACAAATTCATTTTTAAATTGAGAATCTGTATAAAGTTTTAAATTATAATTGACTAAACTTGTATCAGAAAGATCGAATACCAAGTTATTATTTTCAATTAAATCCAATCGTGGATTAATGAGAGATAATTTTTGATTTAGACCTCCAGTTGATGCAAAACTAACAATGGATGGAGGAACTTGTTGAGAATCAAAATAACTTTCACATAAGTTGATTTTGTTCTTATTGACTTTAGAAACAAAATATTCAATTCCACTTAAAGGACCATTTTCATAAAGGACTTTATCTCCGGTTTTTAATTCATGATCGGCAATAGTGATTTCATTGGTTGTTGAATTGATTCCAGTAGAATTAAATCCAATTGGGTTTATGACAATATTGCCAATCTCAGTATTATAGATGACACGAACTGATGTAGAGGTTCCTATACCAACAGAAAGATTTGGTTTTACATCTAAAGTAATACTATCTCCATTCTGAAGTCCATGCGAAGTAGAAACAGAAACGGTTGCTACAATCTTTTCAACATCACCAGTTATTTCTGTAAAGTTAGATCTCAGTGAATATTCGTCATTATCTACACCATTAGTATGGAAGAATAACTCTTCACCATTAATTGAGGTCTTTAACCCAATAAGATTTGGATTTTTGTTGACAACAAAGAGATTTGATGGAATATTACTTTGAGTTTGGCCATCAGTAGATATTGATAATGTTGTTCCGTTAGCATTATAAATGACTGATTGATTTGTTTTGAACGGATGATTTTCAATATGAAGACCTTTTGTTGGAATATCTCTGACTACGGCAATATCTCCAAAATCAAAGGACGTTGAATATCCAACACCAGGTATTGTTCCTACTCCAACAGATTCGTGAGGATTAAAGAAAATAGTGTTGTTTACTGCAGATTCAAACTTATCTACAGACTTGGAAATAGTAAATGAATCTGGCAAGAAGGATACTGAAGTTCCTTCACTATGAGATACTCCTGCCAATCCTCTTTTAACTCTTAAAATATTTTCATTTCTGTATATGTCAAGAATTTTTAATGTTTCTGTTCCAACTGAAATACTACTACCAATTGAAACTTCATCTGGAACTGGTGCAACATATATTTCTGTCGTAAGACCTACAGATGCTACACTCGTTATTGTTGAAAGGCATCTTCCAACTGTATAAGATGGAACAGTAATTTGATGCGTTCCATTTAAAGATGTTAACTCTGTTGAAAATCCTGATATTGTAACAAAATCTAGATTTAAGAGATTGTGATTTGGTAATATTGAAATTTTTACTTTTTTAGGAGATTCCCACGAAAATATAGAATTTAAATTAGTGGTTGTATTTGTAACAATATTTGTAAT